GAGGCTTAATGCCTCTCTCGGGAATGATCCTGCTACATTGTGTAGCCCTCTTAACGAATCTTGATAGTACTATCATGACCAGAACTCGTTCAAGAGACATTGCCAATAACCCGGGCCATGTTTATCGCATTGCGAAAAACAAAGTCACGGGTAAGGTCACTGTCCAGTCGGACACAGATGGTGTTTCCACCATCGCTAGCCGCGATTGGATGATCGATGAAGAGTTTGGAGATCGTAAGACCCCAAACGGTGCATCTTCCACCCACGAACGTCGTACTGGAGGCATATTTAATGGATACTACTTAGTCGATCCACCAGGCGGCACCGTAATAGGTGAAGGCTTGGCGACCGATTATCGTATGACCATTATGCAGAGGCTGATACCGGCTTTGCCGGCTTCTCAGCTTCCTATGCTCGGAGAACTAGCCATGGAGGCTACCTCGGTTACTAACCCCGGTAAACCTCACATGTCTCTACCTGTTGCTATTGGCGAACTAAAAGATCTTCCTAAGACTGTTCTTGGCGTATTAAACGCAAGGAACTTCCAGGAACTTATAGTCCGTCAAGCAGGCGATGGATCTTTCGGTAGATATCGAAAGCCAAAGCTTACGCCTCGGAACCATCGAGAATACTCACGTTTAATGAGTGGTCTCAATAAGGGCAACTCCCGCCGTCAAAATCACAATTCTATTGCTGAATTTGATTTCGGGATTATGCCATTGATAAGAGATATTGTCAACCTCTTTTCAATTCCAAAATTCGTAGACGATCGAATAGATCGCTTACGGGCTAATGCAGGTGTGCTCGTTGAGCACCGCTCCGTCTATGATCAGTCATCACACACTGAATTGGGAAACTTTGTTTTCAATTCAGCTCACAATATCGTCGTGTCCGGCACCATTAGGAAATCCTATCGGGAAAGTGCACGCGCTACTGTTGTGTGGACCCCTAAGAGGTCCCTATACGGGACTTCTGACCAATCTATGCGAGATTATGCCATGTCTATGGCACTTGGGCTTACGCCCATGCATTTCGCATATTCTATGTGGGAGCTCCTACCTTGGAGCTGGCTTGCAGATTGGTTTGGTAACACTGGTGATATGCTGCTTTCTGCAGTGTCATCATTTGATTACTCTTCACGAGTAACCATCTCAGTCAAACGGGAAACGAAGGAAGTTCTTACTCCTACGACTACCTCTGACTGGGGAAGTGCTACTAAGGGTGTACTATCTAGGAGTTCTTGGACACGTAGTCCAAATGTAACTCCACTTTGGGTTCCGATTCGCCCTACTCCGCCAATACTGTCGGAGAAACAGCTGTTAATCCTTCTTGGAATTGCGGATAATTTCCGCAGTCCTCGTTTGGGTTGACTTCCCAAACATGAAGGAAAGAAAACTATGGCCCTTGGTCAACTCACTCTCACGATCAAAATCAACGCTGTTGATAAGATCCTGAAGCGAATCAACCAGGATAATTTCGCTACGCGATATTATCTGCGCGAAACTCTCGGTGCTTATACGGCGAATATTCGCCAAAGCAACGAGACACGTGGTGGCGTCAAGTATGAAGTCCACAATGTGGAACTCATTCATGAAGTCTTTGCAACGCTCACCGAGCCTGCAAAGATCCGCACCGTTTGGTACACCATTCGTAATACAAAGAATGATGACTTTGCGGCTGTCGGATATCTCGCCATTGCGCTCGCTGACCTTGTCAAGGTCACTGGCAATGTAGACGATTTGCTCTCGCTCGTTTCTTAACGTGCGGTAGCAACCGACTACTGTCCATGGGCTAGGAGCATTAACACTTTCAAAGGAGAGTATTATGCAGAATAGCCTAGAACGTAGTTTTCTTAGCCTGCTACATGCGATAATGCAAGACATTGTCGCTTACAAGCCCGTACATCGGAAGGATCTGTTAAGAGATTATTCTCGGATCAGTTCCCTTGTATCGAATGTTGGGCATCGGTTCTTTACCGACGCCCTTCCCACATTGAGGAAACAACTTGACTCCTCTCTGTCGCACTCACTTCTCGTTCTTGAAGGTCCTTTCACAAGGCCCTACAAGACCGGGAGCCATATCCCTAGACTTTTCAAGGGTATGTGGCTTGAGTTGTTCGATAACGATGGTTGTCTTAAGCAGTCTATAGATCCTAACTTCGTTTTCTTCTTCAGAACCATGTTAGACATCGGTTCGAAGCTTGAAGAGAAGTGTTCCCCAACCGCCTTATATAAGGAAGTAAGGGAGTTCTATAGAAATGATGTTACTCTTCCGCCGCCTTCTAATGTTTTTGATGGCGATGGCAGCGATTTGCCTGACACTAACTGCGTCAGCCTTATCGACTTACATGGCAATGAATCAGATCAACACGATCTGTTCAGATCCCATGATAGTACTAACACCCAACTGCTGGCTACTATTCAGCGAGTTGCTGACATGGTAGCTACCTCTCTCGGGACAGTTAATTCCCTCGAGATAGGTTATAGACATGGAAAAGGAGCCGTCTCAGATTCATTACGTGGGATAGAGAAATTCCTTCCCACGCGTTGGTCTGAGAGACTTTCTAGGGTATTTCCCGTTGATCATGTGGCGCTTCCAGCGGCATATGACCATAACTATTCCAGCGCCGAGTTTCACTCGGAGCTTTGGGATGTCATTAAATCGGCCAAGGCTCCTCGCTTGATAGCGAAGGAACCCGTCGATCACATGATGTGCCAATTGGGAATAATGGATTACCTCTATGCTGAAGTCCCCAAGAATGAGTACTTACGTCGGTCAATAGACTTCCGCAAGCAACAGTATTCTAGAGATTTAGCGCTAGAAAGTTCGAAGAGTGGCGAATATGCTACAATTGACCTGAAGTCTGCATCCGACAGGATCAGCTGCTGGTTAGTTGAACGCATATTCAGGAGGAATAAAACCCTCCTTGAATCGTTAATCTCTTGCCGTACCAGGTATATCAATCTTGGTATCGATAAGAAACATCCTACGCTTCATAAGCTTAGGAAATTCAGCACTCAAGGCTCCGCTGTGACGTTCCCGATACAGTCTATTATCTTTACGATAATATGTGCTGGTGCTCTACTCGAGCCCCAGGCATCTCCAAGGAGAGTCCGAAAGGTTCTGTCACAGATCCGCGTATACGGAGATGATATTATCGTCCCCGTATCCGGGCTTAACCGAGTCAAGCTTGCCCTAGAGATGCTATATCTCAAGGTCAATACCACAAAAACGCACTCTCAAGGTAAATTTCGAGAGAGTTGCGGTATGGATGCGTGGGATGGTAACGATGTTACCCCCCCTCACGTGACCGTGTTTGACTCGATGCAGGCGAAGCATCAAGATCCCGGTAGGAAGAAACCATCTAACGGTAAACCGTTAGCTGGCCTTATCGAGGCGAGCAACAACTTCTTTACTAAAGGGTTGTGGAACGCTTCGAATTACCTACTCTTAACAGTCCCGAAAAAGGATAGAGATTCTATTCTTGTTCGAGAGGATCCTGATGTTTCCATTCACTTGAAGTCTTTCCTTGGTGACTTTACGCCGCCGACCGTTAAGGTTCGGATGCATAAAGATTACCAGACTAAAGAGGCGCTTATCCTTACTAAATACGGTAAGGTAGACTCCCTCCAAGTGGATGGCTCCCGTCGGTTAGCCGCGTTTCTAACGCGGGCTGAGTATATGAACAGGTTACCGTTCCTAGGAATGGTACCTGAAATCACGTTCTCAAGCCGATGGGAGGTCCGGGAGAAAGTCTCCCGGCGGTGGACTCTATTGCCAAGTGCATAGAGCTGGTCTCTAAGACCGTAAGGAG